CAAGGGTATATACCTATAAGATTACCTTTGAGGAAGTCCCATATTACTATTATGGGGTTCATAAAGAAAAAGTATTTAACGAAGAGTATTGGGGTTCTCCTGTAGCAAATAAATGGTGTTGGGAACTTTATACTCCAAAGAAACAAATATTGGAAATATTTGATTATAACAATAAAGGTTGGATAGAAGCACAAGAAGTTGAAGGAAGATTAATCAAATCAGTTTATAATACCGATAAATGGTGTTTAAATGCAAACTGTTTAGGTATCTTTTCTCTAGAACACAAAAGAAAAGCAGGAATAGAAGCAAAAAATAAAAGAACAGGTATTCATAGTTTTACAAAAGAAAAGAAACTTAAAGTATGTTCTAATGGTGGTATAAAATCATATGAACTAAAACTTGGTGTTCATAGTTTAACCAGTCAAGAAAAAAGCAATATAGCAAAAAGGACAAATTCACAAAAGTGGAAATGTTTAGAAACTGGTTTTATAACAAACTCAGGTTCATTATCAAGATATCAAATGAAAAGAGGTATTGATACTTCTAAAAGAGTAAGATTAGAATAAATACTTAAAACTCCAAATATATGCCTCGTGAGTTTAATACTAATGAGAGAGCACCTTGGAATGCTCCCATCCACAATATTTTAAAAGCAATAGACAATCACACTCACGAATACTTCAAGAGTGGTGATATTTGGCATCTAGAAAAAGCAGATATGTTAAGACAATATCTTAGAGAATTAAAGACTTGGATACACAAACAGGAGGGTAGATTATGAATGGCGATATAGTTTGGTCAGTTAATATACTTTTAGGTATTGGACTTATTGGAGTTGCCTGGGTCATTTACTATATACTGATGTTAGATCAAAAGGAAAATAAGTAAATTATTTACAACTCCATAGAGCGCCTTCTGCCTTTCTTCTACGAAGCAATCCTTTCTCTACACTACTTCCAGGATTGCGGTAGAGTTCCAAAGCAGCAGGAACATCACCCCATCTCTTCTCTTTAAGTGTCTTAGTTATGGTATTAAAATCGGGACTCCCGTAAAAATTAGCACCAAGATTATAAGCAAAAGATAAAAGTGCTCCTCTTTGATTTTCATTCATTTCGTTCCAGTAAGGAATTTTTTGAAGTGCTGGGAGATACTCTTTACGAAGTTGATAATACAATAAGTCATCTGCTTCTGCCTGACTAATCTTATTACCAATCATAAAACGTGTCCCATCCTTTCTACGAGTAGAACCCCAACCGATTGTGATAGGTAGTCCTCCTGTATGAGGGTCATAATAGGCAGAGAGAACACATCCCTCAAACTCTTTGATAAGATAAACTCCTGGTTCTGGGAGACCTTCTAGGGTAGGTTCAATTGTTTCATTACGATACCTTCTCGCAAACTCATCTAGGATTTCTTTATGAATAGTTGCTTGAAGAAAATTCCAGGCATCAATTTGATGTGGTAGTCTCTTATCATTTTCTACTGCTTCATTAAATTTGATAGTCATAATCAACCTATAATAGAGTTTTCCAATCTTCAATCATATTTTCATGTGCCACCACGTGATTCATCATGACCATACCAATCTGATTTTATTCTTCCTTTAAGCCCAGCACCTCCTCTTTTAGTTGGACCCTTTTGAGTTGTGCTCATAGTTACCTTACCACTACGATCTCTTCTTTCTAGTGGTTGTCCTTCTCTACCAAGAGCAATTCTTCGTGCTAAAGGAGTTCCTATCTCAAGTGCTCTCTTTTTTCTTGGACCAGTCAATTCTTCAACAATATCTTTCCTCCACTCTTCACTCATATTCACCATAATGACTTCTGCTGCTTCTGGTGTTTCAGCATATCCCTCATCAAGAAGATGTGAAAGGATGATGTCGTAAATATCTACTTCTTCATTTTTTTCATACTTATCAATATATTTTTTTTGTTGTTCTGGAGACATTGGTTTTCTACGAGGTCTTACACGACGCATCATAGAATTCTCATCTTCTTCTTCACCTTTTAAATGTGCTAAAAGTCTTTTATCACGCCCCTCTTCAACAACTTCCCTATATGCTTCTTGAAGACTACGAAAATCTTGTGCGTCCATTTTATTAATACTTTTTATAATTTTATTTATGGTTTAAAAATACGTCCCCAACCAGTTTTATCTTTACCTTTATCTAACCAACGGTGTTGAAGATCTGACTTCTTATACACAGCACCTTTACCGTTTGTGACTGCTCCAGTATATCCATCATTCAAAGAACCATAAGGATCATTCACAACATAATCTTCTCCCTTCTTACCAATCACTACAACCATGTGACCGCCAGTAGGAGCAGATAAAGTGCCACGATGCAGTATACCGATAACCACGGGTCTCCCAGCAGCAAGCTCACGGTCAAGATCAGAAAACCCAAGATTATAGCGAAACTCAGAAGTAACTCCATAATCCTTAAGAACACGGGTTTGAACATCGTGATTAGTCGTATCACCCACAGCGAATACTTTCTGAATGTACGCATCATCGCCCTTTGCCCCTTTGAGAGTACCTGGTTTTAGAAATTCAAGGCACATCGCACAAGAAGATGAATTACAGGTTCTACTTGCATCTCTGTAATTGTCTGTCTGTGGAAAATAAGGAACACTTAGGATTCCAGGAATGACTGGTTCTGTTTTTGTTCTAAAAATTCTTACCCAATTAGCATCATCCTCAAGTAAATCTGGTTCTTTTTGTGCCAGAACTTTTTCTAGTTCTTCTACTGCAGCAACGTGTTTTGGATTCTTTGGGTCGTAGTATTGAAAAAAGTTATGAAGGTCAATCCTCATCTTGGTCTCCTTGATATTCTAGTGAAAAGACATCATGTTCTTCAATGGTAGGGTCTAACCATTCATCAAATTCTTGCTGAATCGCAAAGGCATTTTGATACTCATATTCTTCATTTTTATCACAAAGAGTATGAATTCGATCAATTGCCCAATCGTGAGAATGACGAAGAGTATCAATTAAAGTTTCCATAATCTTTTTTCAGGTATCTACCAAGAATATTACTATTGTAGTATGCTGGCGTCCCGTCGTCAAGTGATTCTTTCAGTACATTATTTAGGAAAAGCTGTTTTGTTTCCTCATAATTACAATCTCCTTTTGTCTTATGAAGACTTATGATTTCTCTATTGAAAAACTCTTTGCCGTACTTTTTGATATCCTCTTTCAACTCAGGGCAAGACCCATAATATTTCTTCCAATCTGATTCTTGTTTTACTCTCCTCTTCTTCCCTGGAGGAGTTCTAAAAGACCAAAAATACTTCCGACCCCAATATTTACGGTCATTCTCAGTACAAGATATAAGATATACAAAACCAAAGTTATCTTCAATATGATGAGACTCAAAAATTTCTCCATTGAATCTCCAAGGATTCTCATAGCTCATACAATATTCTTTAAGAGCTATTATTTATCCTTCAACCGGAACAAAGCGAGTCTAGCAATAAAAAAGGGGTCTTGTCAAGACCCCTTCAAAGTTATGTTAGGATAACTCCACTTCCGCATTTTTCTTAACGTCCAAAAATAAAAATTCTAAAGAAGTATCTGAATAATTATAACCTTCATGAGTGTAATCCATAACTTCATATGATCCATAAACTCCTGGTTTCCAAATTATCTTTTCACCTTTCCAAATCATGTAACATTTTTCATTTGGAACTTTAATTGGTATTTGCACTCTTTTATAATCTTTTTTGTAAAGATTCGAATCTCTATGAGGTCCGTGCTCAATTCCTGGTTGGAAAACTACATATGAGCACATTAGTATATCTGGATTTAAAAGAATTTTTAATATTAAATCATCCTTAACATACTTTTTGTTTATTCTTGTAAGTTTTCTAGAAAGTTTTAATAAGCAATACAAAATTGGTTTAGAAGGATAACCAGCGGATGTAAGTTCTTCCGTTAAACTAAATTTTTGATTCTTCGCCCACAAATATAAAGTATCTAAATCATTTTTTGTAATCATATTTTCTTTTTACCTTGTCGCATATTTATCTAATAAAAAAAGGGGTCTTGCAAGACCCCTTAAAGTTATGTTAAAGTTTTATCACCACTCTTTTTCAGTCTTAACTTTTTTCTTACCTTTTTTACCACCATATGTTTTCCACATAGCGGCTGCTGCTACTGCTGTTGGGTCAGTAGCACCACCTTTTTTTGCTGCCTTTTCGACTGCTGCAAATCCAGTTCCAGGACCAGACTTACCTACCTCTTCACCCTTACGGATTTTCTTAGCGAGTTTCTGACGACCTGCTTTAGTGCCGTACTTCGCCTCACAGATGCTCTGGATGGTCTCAGAGTCCATTTCCATCATTACATACAGAGCTTCGTCTAAGGTATCTACGTGCCCCTCAGAGGTCAGGTACTCTAGAACAATATCGAAAGCATCATACTCCATTTCCATATTCAATCTACGCGATCTAATTGCGTCTTGGGAAGAAGCAGAAGGAGCAACTGGAGTTGGTTTTGATGCAGATGCTTGTCTGGCAACATTAGCAGGATTTAAAGTAGAACCCGTAGAAGCTGGTACACTTGAACTTCCTGCTGCCTGAGTTGCTTGTGAGGTAGTTGCTGGTGCTGTTGCAGTTCCTGCACTTGCTCCTGCTGCACGTGCTCTAATAGCGGAAGAAGACATACTTCCCATAGTTGCTGGAGGATTTCTCTTAGCAGCATCTGCTTGAGTGCTTTGAACAGTATCCTTATTTGGATCTAAAGACTTTACTGCCCCACTCTTAATAATATCGTTTGCTCTTTGTGTCTGTAGTGCAGTGGTTCTCTGTCTAAGTTCTGCAGCTTGTTTTTCCATTGCACTTTGACCTGTTCCAGGCGTAAGTTGTCCTGGTTTAGGACCTGCTGCTGGTTTGGATGTTTCTGATGGTTTATTTGCAGTAAATGTTTTTTTACCAGAAGCATCATAAGTTACATTTCCTTGAACACCACCTTGAGTTGCTGCATATTTTGTACCTACAGTTACTCTTCCACCTTTTCCTCCAGCAGCAGCAACTGTTTGTGGGCCGCTTCCACTGCCATTACCGCCGCCGTTGCCGCCGCCGCCGCCGCCGTCGCCGCCACTGCCTTCAGAAGGTCTTGCGGGTCTAGACAATGCGGGAGCATCTTTTTTTGGAAGAAGTCCTCTTTTTTCCGCAGCCCTTTGAAGTGCAGCCTGAGTGTCTACTTCTCGAAACCCCTTTTTTATCATATCTTTCATAGATGGAATTTGTGGTACTTTCGGAAGTTGCTCCTCAATATAAGCCTCATACATCTCTTCCCAAGTATATTCACTGAGGTCATAACCTTCTTCTAGAAGTGAATTTACCCAGGACTCTACTTCTTCCCAGATTTGTTCTTCAGTGATTTCTTCTTGAGGTTCTTGAGGAGCATAAATGGCAGAATATGCTTCTCTCAAACTCTTAATTTCATTTCCAGTAAATCTAGACATTGTTACTTCTTAGTTCTTTATAGTTTTATTTATAAAAAAAGAGGGTCATGAAGAACCCTCTAACCATTCTTTTTTATAATCATAATCACCGAACATAAATTCGTCTGCTTCGGCAGCATTCTTATAGGCGTTTAGAATTTCTTCTTCACACCACTCATCATAATTGGAATCCTGAGAAAGTATCTTTGGTAACATCTTGTTTGATTCCTCCTACGATATATGACTCAACTTCCGTTTCTTGTGGAGCAACTTGAAGTCCTTTTGAAGAAATCCAATGTTCCGTCCATGGAAGGGGATTATTCTTTGCTGGAATATCATAAAGGGGGCGAAGACCAATTGCCTTCATTCTACGGTTCGCAATCCATTCGACATACTGCTGTAACAGTTTGTCATTCAAACCAATCATAGAACCATCTTTAAACAGATACTCTGCCCAAAGTTTTTCTTGATTAACCGCATTTTCAAAGGTCTTGTAGACCCACTGTTCTTCTTCTTTCGCAATTCTTGCCATTTCTGGGTCATCACCTTCTTTCCACTTATTCATAATGTTCTGGGTGATAACCAAGTGCTGGTTCTCATCTCTGGCAATTAGAGAGATGATTTTTGCACTTCCTTCCATAAGCTTGAGTTCGCCAAATGCAAAACTGCAAGCAAAACTGACGTAAAAGCGAATACCTTCAAGAATATTAACGTTTGCAACTGCGCGGAACAACTTGCGCTTGAGTTCATATCTTTCTCCTAGTGCATGTGGAACTTGTTCTTGAGCATGTTTCCAAATTTCAGATGTTCCATAATGTTGGGCACTATTGATGAAGTCATTATATGCCTCAGTCACACTGACGGCACGTTCCATAATACGGTCCTCTTTGAGAATCGTATCAAAAACTTCAGATGGGTCTGAATAAACGTTCTTGATGATATAAGTGTATGAACGGGAATGAATCATCTCCATAAACTCCCAAACCTTCATACACGCTTCCAGTTCGGGAAGAGAGCAGTATGGAGCAAATGCCATACCAGGACCACGACCCTGAACTGAATCAAGCATAACCTGATACTTCAGATTACTTGTGAAAATATGTTTTTGTTCTGGACGCAGCGTATGATAATCGCTACGGTCCTTTTGTAAGGAAACCTCTTCTGGTCTCCAAAAGTATCCGAGTTGTTGTGTTGTTAGTTTGTCGAAAATTGGATACTTGTAAGAATCATATCTTTGAATTCCTAATGGTTGCCCAAAAAACATTGGTTGCTTTTTGGTATCTACTTCCTCAGAATTAAAAACAGTCATTGACTGAACCATACTCTTTTCTTCCAAACCTGTTTTAAATCTTACAAGACTCACAATCTTCCTCCTCTGCTTGTTCTAGTTGAGAAATTAAATCTTCAAGAGACTGACGAGTTTCTTCAACTTCGTCATTCTTCATATCGTGTGTATTCTGATAATAGGATGTTTTCCACCCGTACTTATATGTAGTTAATAGGTCTTGAGCCATTATTGAAGTAGGAACTTCATTATCGGGATAATTCTCTGGATTATATGACCAGTTTCCAGAAATCGCTTGATCGAAGAATTTTTGCATAACTGCAACAATATGAATGTAACCACGATTACTAGGCATATCCCACAGAAGTGTATAATTGTTCTTAAGGGTTTGATAACCAGGAACAATTTGCTTAAGAGGACCTTTCTTCGACTTTTTAATGGACAAGTACCCACGAGGAGGTTCGATTCCATTGGTTGCATTTGACACAACGGAACTGCTCTCCGATGGCATCTGTGCGGACAGTGTTGAGTTCCTAACTCCATATTTCTTCACCTTCTCTCTAAGACCTTCCCAATCATATTTTAAATTATTTGGAACAATTTCATCAACATCTTTTTTGTATGTATCAATTGGTAGAATACCTTGCCCATACTTGGTTCTATGAGAATACTCACAAGCACCTTTTTCTTTTGCAAGATTGACTGTTGCTTGAATCAAATAATACTGGAATGCCTCAGTCAGGTCGTGGACTAATTCCCACGCTCTAGCATCATCATAATGCTCTCCATGCTTGGCAAGATAGTGTGCCAGACCAATATACCCTACCCCAAGTGAGCGGCGGGCTCTGGTGGCAATTTCTGCTGCTTTGACGGGGTATCCTTGAAAATCAATGAGTTCATCAAGACTCCTAACAGCAAGATCGCAAAGAACTTCAAGATCCTCGTTGTCCCTGATTTTACCAATATTGATAGCAGAAAGAATACACAGAGCAATTTCACCATTAGGGTCATCAATATGTTGAATTGGTTTTGTAGGAAGCGTAATCTCTTGGCAGAGATTACTCATTTCAATCTTGTCTACAAAGGAAGAGTGTGAATTACAATGGTCAATATTCATAATATAAACACGACCAGTTTCTGCTCTTTCCTTTAGAAGGTCCAGAATGAGTTCTTGAGCGCCGATAGTTTTTCTTGGAATAGACTCATCTCGTTCATAACGAACATATAACTCGTCAAATCCATCAGTGCCAAAAGCATCATACAGACCAGGAACAGAGTGGGGAGAGAAGAGGGAGACTTCTTCGTTGCGGATAAATCGTTCATAGAAGAGTTTGGAAATTTGGATACTATAGTCTAACTTACGAACACGATTATCTTCGGTTCCTTTATTATTTTTCAATACTAGGATATCTTCTATTTCCTGGTGCCAGATTGGGAAGTGTACTGTTGCGCTTCCACCTCTAATGCCATTTTGTGTGCAGCATCGGACAGTTGCTTCAAACTTCTTGAGGAATGGGACAACCCCAGTATGAGCAACTTCTCCGCCTCTAATTTTGCTGTTGATACCACGGATTCTGCCTGCGTTGATACCGATTCCCGCCCTTTGAGCAACATAGCGCATAATAGCCAAGTCGCTACTACCGATGCTATCGAGGGTGTCATCAACATCAACAAGAACACAACTAGCATATTGTCGCAGTGGTGTCCTAACTCCTGCCATGATGGGAGTTGGAATGTTGATTTTATGTCTGGAGATTGCGTCATAGTACTTCCTCACGTAATCTAAACGTGTTTCTTTCGGATACTTAGAGAAGATTGTCGCCGCAATCAATAGGTACATAAATTGTGGCGTCTCATAAAGCTCGCCAGAACTTCTGTCCTGAACTAAGTATTTATCGACAACTTGGCGCAAACCAGCATAAGTAAACAAATAATCACGACTATGATCAATAAAAGACTCAAGTTTTTCAAACTCTTCGTCGGTATAAAGATTCAAAATTTCTGCATCATAAACACCCCTATTAACAGCACGAACAACGTGTTCTTTTACCGTAGGGCAATCGTGCATACGACCAAACAACTGCTTACGGAGAGCAAACAGAAGCAGGCGAGCGGCAACAAATTGATAGTTGGGATGGTCCAAATCAATCAGGTCAGAGGCAGAACGAATCAGAATCTCCTGAATCTCTGCTGTGGTAATACCATCGTAGAATTGAATGCCTGATTGCATCTCTACCTGAGATGCTGATACACCTGCTAGGTCTTTGCAGGCTTCTTCCACCATAACGTGGAGTTTATTGAGGTCAAGAGGTTCAGTTTTTCCATTTCTTTTAACGACTTTCGTTCCGTTGCTCATACTTTCTTCCAATTGTTAAACTTAATTTTTGCTTCTAAACCTGTGTATGTATTTGATTTTAACACATCTATAACATTAAGTCCAGCAAGCACCATATCATTAATGTCCTTTTGCTGGATAGTAGTTGGCCAGATAATTACTTTGTCTCCCCTACTAATGGTTTTTGAGATTCGGTTGACGATTTCTCGATTACGTGGTTCGTTATCAAAAACGTAAATATAATCGCTCCAACCAAACGACCTAATATCAACGTCGGACCCACACATAGCAACAGCATTTTCGATAAACGTGGAATCGAAGGGTCCCTCAACGATGTAAATGGGTTTGCTAGAATCCACTTTTTCAAGTCCGTAAATTTTCGGAGCATCATCATCAAGCATCACAGTGATATATTTATTGGGAGAAGATCCGAGTGCTCTTCCCTGAAATCCAATCAAGTTTTGATCGACCCCATATAAAGGTATAATAATTCGTTCTTCATCCCTAGTGATAGTGTCGAACGTTTTTTTCTGTTGATTTACCCACTTTTTGAAATTGTGAGTAAAGTAAAACTTTTCTGGGTCAAGTTTTCTTTTCTCTAAATAGTCTCTTGCAACTGGAATTTCTGACGCTTTTGGCAAATCCAATTTCTTTTTAAATACAGGTTTTGTAAATTCAAGTTTTGGTGCTTCAACTACAAAATTCTTTCCAGTAAAACCTTCCTTAAACTTTTCAAGTGTATATTGCTTATGAAGCACAGGGTCAATTTCTTTTAGAAAGTTATTAAAAGATAAACTTGCTCCACAGTTGTGACACTTAAAATTTACATTTGCCTTGACGGCATAGAAATATCCACGTGCTTTGCTTTTATTCCTCTGAGAGTCACCACAAATTGGGCAGCGAAAGTTATAAAGGTCTGCCTTGACTCTCTTAAATTTTTGCAGGCGTGAAGAAACTAACCCGACGTACTTAGAGTCAATAAGGTCCATTCATAAAGACAATCAGGACTTCTAGTTTAACACGAAGTTAGTTGAACGTCAATTAGGAACATTATTGTCATCAACGCTCTGTTGATGAACGTGTCCTTCGTGCTGCATTTGCATCTCAGAAGGAGTCCACCAACCAGAAGCAAGTGTTGAGAATGCTGCGACTAGGATTGATAGAAGAACTCCACATCCTATTGTCATCCACTTGATCTTAGAGATTTCTTCAACGTTTTCTTCTATCTTATCAATTCTTTTATTAACTTCATCATATTGGTCTCTATTTTCTAATCTCAGTTCTTCAATTGTTCTACCAATATAGTCATCTGCTCTGCCACACTGGTCTAATTTTTCTTCGTGAACAGCAAGCATCTTGCTGATATTTTGATTTGTTTTACTGACTAGTTGAATAGCTTCGTCTATTCTTTTAAGCATAAGTTCGTATGCCGAAAGACGCTCTTCTAGGACAGCAATTTTAGTATCTGCTGTAGTATTTTGATTAAACATTTTGAGTTAGTTATCTGAAAGAAATCCGCCCCTCATCTTCAAATCAGAAAAACTAATTCTCTAAATCAACGTCGTAATTATTTATGATTTTTTCTTTCTTTTTCTTTTTTTGTTTCGAATGAGTGCTTTGCGATAAGGTTCTGGAAGTCTTCTCATCAGTCTAGAACGACCGTCTAGTTTACCTAAAGGAAAATCAGTACCAGCAGAAGGTCCAGCAGGATTGGCAGCAGCACTAAATCCAGCAACAGGTCCAGAACTACCTGTAGTCATTCCACCACCCATCTCTTCACGTAATTGATGAACTATTGCTATAATTTTATCTACCTTATCCATTAGATTGCTTGCAATTGTGAAAGACACTCAGTATCTTCTGGAATCTCATGAATTTGAGTTCTTGGATACTCCGGAAAACGATTTAAGAACAATAAGAAACTTTTAATCGCAGGCCATAATTCACTATCCAAATTATAGAATAGTAAAGGAACTGCAGCATCATGAAAAACATTAAAAAGAACTATCAAATGATTTAATATCAGGTGAGTTTTTAGCTCACCTGTATTCTTATATTTTTTGAGTAATCTTTTAATATAACGAATGCGTTTCAAATCAGTTTCAAAATCCTCCATCGTAAGTGCCTGGGGATTGTCATAAAATTTTATAGCGAATAACAAATAATTATCTTCATTCAATTCATCAAATCTCATAAGCTATTATGCTTTAACTGTTAATGAAATTGTTCCGATACCTACACCTGTTGTTGTCCCTGCTCCTGCAATATTCTTGACGAGTCCAGTTAAAGTTTTAGTAACTTGAGAACCACCAGAAGCATCAGTAATAACTCCAACTACTCCTGCAGATGCATTAATTGTTAAAACAGTTCCAATACCACTTGAAGGTGAAGTAAACGCAAATGCTACTCTGTTTGAAATTTGACCGTTAAATGTAATTACCGTTTGGCCAATTCCTGGAATATTAACTTGAACAGCGTCGTTAGCTGCGTTAGCATAAGCAACAATTGGAGTTCCAGTAGTAAGACCTGCGGAAGTATATGGTTGAACTAGAACAGTTGCGCCTGCTCCACAATATACAACTTCATTCCAAACTACGTGAATATATCCAAGAGTATTTGTTGAAATTCCAGTAGTTCCACCAGCACCAATGCTAATTGGAGAAGCAAGATTAGGGTCTTCGAAGAAAACTGCAACTGGTGTCGCTAGTCCAAGACCAGTTGTAGAAGTTCCAGCACCGGCAGTATTCAATCCTGCAACAGGAATAAGAATTTCATCATAATATGAAGTGGAAAGACCAGAATGCATCGTAGTTCCATAATGCCTGAAAATCCACCCACGATTGTCTGCAAAGCAATCATAAGGACTTCTAGTTCTGTCTCTCGCTTCAAACAAACTAGTGTCTGGTGAATATCTTCCTAAGTATTTTGGAATCGCATAATTGTTTGCTGAGGTTTCAGCATTTGTGGAAATGCCCCAAAGAGCCATGTTACTTACCCTATAATTCTTTTTATATTGATATTTATAAAAAAAAGAGACCTTAGTTTTAGGTCTCTTAAAAATAATCCTTTAATTAGATTAAATTATGAACGTGCCCCTTTGTCTTTGAGAACTTTTTGAAGTTGAAGAAGGGCAAAAGATGCGAAACCGTTTGCCTTAACTTGTGGAAGAGCTCCAAGAAGCTCAGAAACAAGGAACAGAATAGTTGCGAGTGATGCTTGGTTTGCGACTACCCAAGCCCAAAGAAGACCGACTTCCATAATAACCTCCGTGTGAAAGAGTATCCTGTGTTATTTAGGAATTTGAATAATCAATCAAGACGACCAAAAGATCTAATAGCGTTAGTTGTTGCTGCTTGTTTTTTAGTCAATCCATGCTTCATAACTCTTTTAGTGTCAGCAGATACTCTTTCTCTATACTCTTTTGATCT